TACAATCCCTCTTTCGTGCGCTTAAAACCACCGCTTTCATGGTGAGCCTGACCTAACAGGTGCGCCCCACGTTTATCTGATAATTCATAATGTTTTGCAATAGCTCTGGCTGTGTTAGGACCAAACGATCCATCATCTTTTACGCCACACTTAGCTTGTAATATTTTTAATGCATCACTCATTTTTTACTATCCGTTTTATTAAGTTTATCGAACGATCTCATTCCCCCCATACCAAGCATACCTAGCAATAATGGCATCATCACTGACATATCTGCTTGAGGTATGCTAAAACCAAAGCCCATTGCGATAGGAGCTACCATGTAATTTATGCCTAACGATATACCGCCGATCCAGCCAATTAGGGGTCGCCACGACGATTGGAACCAGTTGCCTTGAGCATCCATTTTTAATATTTCTAACTGGGCCATTACTTGCTCTTGGGCGTGCTTTTCGCCCATAGTTGCAATCTCATGCGCCAACTGTGCAGCCTGATCTTTATCTTTTATAACTTTACCAAGCAGGCCACTTACTGGCCCTATAAGTTTATCTATCATTGATCCTTACCCATATTTGTGAAGCCATAATAAGCTGCAACTATAGCAGCAATACTGACATAGTATATATTACTCATGCTTGCTAACATTACTGAGGCTTGAGGTAACTCCATCCATTCCGTAAAAATAACGCCAAATGGAAACAAAAGCATACCTGTTAAGCTAAACCATGCCATTCTACGTTGTGCATCGCGCTTGGCATCGGCATCTAAAACCTGTCTACGCAATTGATCGAGCATTATTTCGCGCTCATCTGGATCAATTTTGCCGTTATCGTTTAGATCATATTTTGCTTTGGGCATATGCATACTCCTGTACTATTCTTCTATCGTATCCCAATATTATTAGCTTACCACGTTTATCATATGCTGCAAACTTCTTGCCACGCTCTACTATTGTTGGCTGTTTACTTCTAGGCAAGTCACCTTCATTGAGTTGTGCGTTACCATTATCTTTGCTTTTTCTGCTTGCTCTAGGCATTCTTGCTTATCCGAAAATGTGCCGATCTGATAATATTGTAAGCGGTCTGTACTAATAAAATGTAGAAAAACCAAAACATAAATCATTTAAAATAATCCCAGAAATCTATCCAACCCATGTGATGCAGATAAGCAGTTGCCCCAATAGCAGACGCAGTGAGTAAGAAAAATACCCCAGCTAAGGTAAGAGCTAGTTCTTGTCGCTCTATAGCGTCACGCCTTGCTTGAGCCTCTGCCTCACGTTTTTCTAATAAAACTTCCTTGCGTATTTTTAATAGCTCTAACCATTTTGATCTTCCGTAGGTTTGGGTGATCCATTCTTGGAGTTCTGCTTCAGCTTCTGCTGCCGCTCTAACACTCGCCCAGCGATCCAACGCCGTAGCATTGGTGCTTTTTCCCGATATACCTTTTTTCTGTAACGTTTTCTTAGCGTGGTCAGTTGCGTCAAAGAACTTTCCTATATCTTTTGAAAGAGCGGCAATCGTTTTACCAGCAGCTAACCCTGTTTTTAGTCCTGCAAGGATTGTAATAGGGTCCATAATTACATCCCATCGTTGCGGCTAAACTCTACTGTCTTTTCTAATATAGCAATGCGAGATTGAAGCTTGATGATCTCCATCATATGACTAGCCATGCCACCCATATCCTCATTGATCATATCTATGTCTTCCCAAATCTCATTGTCGGCATCTTCCATGTCTTCATAAAACTCTGATAATATATCAATAATCTCTTGCAGATGATCAGTATTACGCTGCACATCTCTAATTAGATTAGTCTTATCAGTAGCGTTATTCTCAACAGTTAGAATGTTAACTGTTTCTTCTAGGTTAGATATTGTGCTTGCTTGCTGTGCCGTCCACCAAATAAAACCGCCGATCTGAGCTATAACAACTCCAACTACAGCAATACTTACTTTTGGCAGCTTATCTGACATGATTATCCCATAATACTCATACGAATAATCAGCAATAAACTAGCGCCAGTAATACCAATCATAATTGCTTCCATACGCTTCATACGATTGTACAAATCTTTAAACTGTATTTTCATTTCAGTTTGTATCTCAATCATTTGCTTTTCCAATGCGTCAATGCGTGAGTGCGCTGATTGTACTGTGCGCTTATTCATTAATATGTACCCTTCCAAACTCTAAGGTCTTGAAATTCATTACTCAATAACTTGCGCTTTATGACTTCTTTAACTGCGCCTGTATCTGACCAACTAACGCCAGCCTCTTTTAGCCATATGCCAAGTAATGCCAGATCGACATTACCAACGTGTTTATGATCAGATCCAAAACTATTGTCAGAATGCTGTCTGGCATACTCAACATCCTTTAGCATTTCATTAGCGTCATGCGTGTTCTTGATGATTAGATTATCACCCTCAAACTTGTATGACTCTCTAATTTTAGTGCTATTAGACATTATTGCCATGCCTCATTAATATCTGCTGTCTGCGGATCGTCAGCTTTTAGTGTGCCATCATCATTTCTGGCCCGTGTCTTTTTTGCTGCTTTTTTTGCAGGCTTTGGATCTGCCTTTAGCACTTCAAAAGCATTTGGCTTCATAACCATAATCTCTTTTACTTCTGCTTCAGGTAAATCAACCTTATCTCCACCCCTCATAATACCTTTGGATGTTGAGATGCTTCTGTCTATTACTAATACTTTCATTTTTTCCTCCTGTAAAAGTAGGGGCATTTCTGCCCCCACCTATTATATTATGAAGTTGTGTTATCAGCAATAATGCCGTTTGCAGCTTCGTTTTTAGCACAAAGTGTAAGCTCAGTAACAATTTGTCTCTGAGTGTTATCACCAGTTTTTGCAAGTTCTACGTTTTTAGTTGGACGCAGTGTCGCAACTTCCCACATATCGTCCTGCATGATGAAAACGTCACGACTTCTGTTCTCGCGGCTAGGCATAAACTCTATAGTTCCCCACGGAGTTGTATATACTGCCAAGCTTTTGATCACACGCTCGTCACTTGCCTGTACACTTGAACGCTGGTTGTTGTTACCAGTAAAGCCCAATGCCACATTCATTTGAAAAGCAGATAGATACACCGTGTCTGGCTCTCCACCGTTTTCCCAAACTGATTGCATAACATTGTCAAATTTGGCCTGTGAAAACGCTGTAGGAGCGCCTGAGTCGGTACGTGCGTTGCTGCCTGTGCCGTTAGGATTGGCACCAGAACTTGCAGAAACAAAGTTCACGTTGGTGGTCATCCAAGCTGGAGCGCCTGCAAGCTCTCTAGCAGCAGTCGCGCTGCCAGCTACTTTTGCATTATTGTCAAATAAAGCTTTCTCTATATCGAGTTTTTGCTCTTTGGCAATTTTTACAATTTGGTAGGCCATTTCACGTTGACGCCCAGCCTTGTTAAGACCTTCATCAGTATCAGTTACGATTACCGCATTTTTGAAAATTTGAGTCCTGTTGTTGAGACGAACAGTTGCAACAGCCGCTTGAGCCGCAGTTGCGTCACCTTCAATATGTGCGTTTGCGCCACTATTTCTCAACGTATCAGTCTGCCATTCTACTAATGTATTGTTGGCAGTTGTCTTCCCGCACTTAGAGAAAAATGGAGTGCTTTCAGGAGTAATATTTGAGATAATATCACTCAAATCCTCCCTGATTCCTACTTGATCGTAAGAATCAAATGTGTTGCTTGGTTGTGCCATTATGTATTCCTTTCAACGGCTTATAGCATTTTGTTAATGCTAAGTTTTCATAATTAAGTCGATTGCATCTTCCATTCGACCTGTCTTTTGCAATTTAGCAAATTGCTTACGCTTTAGTGAGCCTTCTGGATCAGCAACCTTCTTAGCTCCAGCCCGTACAACAGGTTTGGCATTCTTGCCTTTGGCTTCTGCCTTTTTGCGATTTGCAACTATACGTCTAAACTTCATGGCATCATTAGCCATTTGTATATAACGTGCATCGGCTGTGGCTGCGATTTCTTGATCGCTAAACCCATACTCTTTGGCACTACCCATTAATGACTGCCAGTGAGAAGAACTCTTTTCTGGGTCAGCCAATTCAGGAATTTTGCCTCTGATTATTTCAGCCTGTTCTGCGACAAAGGATTGGTGCTGCTGATCAGCTTGCTGCCTTTGTTGATTTTGTAGTTGTTGCATTTGCATCTGCTGCTGCTGGTAGCCTTGCATATCAGCATCGTATTTAGCTCTTTGCTCCATATAGGAGACTGGATCACTCTCAGCTAAACCATGATCTGGTAGCTTAGGTGGTGATACAAAGCCTTGTTGTTGAGACTGATTATAAAGGTAACTTACCGTTTGCTCACGCTGTAAGACTTCAGAAGCTTTTTGCTCAATTTGCTTTCGCATATCAGCAACTTCTTGAAATCTTTTATTTATTGCGCTTTGACCTGAATAACTTTGCTTTAACTGATCTATTGTTACCGTTTCTTCCTTGCCGTCTGCCTTGACGGTGTAATACTCTGGCCCGACAGTTTCTTCTTCAATGTCATCTGCTTCAATTTCAGCATCTAATAATTCCTCATCAGATACCTCTAGTTCATCAAGCTCTCCAGTTTCTTCAACTGCTTCCACTTCTGGATCTACAATTGTTTCCTCTTCGACTTGATTAGTTTCGCCTGTTTCTTCTTGGGCTGGCGCTATGATTTGTTCAATCGCGCTTTGTATGCTGTCAGTCGTTTCCACGGTACTGCTCCTATTGTTTACGATCTAAAAGTGTCTCTGCCATTATACAGGCGTCAAGCTGCACTTCGATCTTAGTTAATGCACGCAGTATTGCGTGCGCCTCTTCGCGCTGCTCAACGTCTTCAGCAACACTAGCCGTAAAAAGCCTAATTTGCTCATTACGAACATCCTCAATAAACTGCTTAAATGCAGTATCATTTTTTAACCGTTTGGCATCATCTGCCTGTATTCTTATATCTGTTGTCATAACCCTGCTGCTCTGGCAGTCATGTCATTTATCTGACGCTCTTTTTCCTGCTCTGCTTTAATTCTAGCTATGTCTACTGATGAACCATATTGACCTAAAGTCTTAGCCGCATCAACATATAGATTTTGTGCCATCTGATCTCTTTTTAGATCATCTTGCATAGTCATGTCTTCGCGTTTTCTAGCATCATCCATTTGCGCTCTTTGCATATCAACTTGCGCCCTAGTTTGCGCTTTCATTGCCTCAGCCTGAACCATAGCTGTTGCTGGGTCTTGGCTTTGACCTTGCTGGGCCATCATCGCCTGCTGCTGTTGCTGCATTTGCATTAGTTGCATTTCAATCTCTGGTGTAATCGGTGCGAAGTAACGATCTGCATTTCTAATTCCACTAGAGGCTAACATATCTGTAAGAGTATTACGGATGTTTGTTAGTGATACCAAGCCATTCATAGGGCCGTATGTTTGATAAACCATAGTTTGTTGCTGCAATGCCATAGCGAGAGCGTTTGTCTTCTCTTCTTCTCTACCAGTGCCAAGCCCCACATTAATAGTAACGTCCATATCTATGTCAAAAGCTTTTGGGTCAACTGGCTGGAAGCGTCCATTCATACGCATCATAGCGCCATCTTCCATATTCTTTTGCAGCAATCTCAGCATTAAACCAAATAAATCTCTAGCACCATCAGCTAGATTTCTAACCATCACCTCTACTTGCCCTGCTGCGGCCTGCACAGTAGCCTGCACAGCGGCCTTAGTTGTTGATTGCATAGCATCAGGGTCTAACCCCATAGACGCCCTACTAACGCCTGTCTTGCCCTCTACAAGCTGGTCTAGGTATGTAAGTGCGCCTAGTGTCTGTCCTGCGGTAAACGGCACAGCTAAATCCTGCACTGCTCCTGCCTGACGCATACGCACAATCGCGCCAATCTCATTGTTTAAAACATCATCTATGTTAACTGCACCATCGACTATGCCAACTCTGGGATTATTCGTCATGGCTACATTATCTAATATGCCTCTTAAAATAGAGGTTGCTGCGTCTTGATCGTCTAAAACTAGATCAGCAATACTTCTGCCATAGAATGTGTGCGGTTCTGGGTCTACTTCAAATTTTGCAAAAGGTAACTCGTCTGCTAACTCATAATCTAGCAGCTTGTACTTAGTTCCACCGCATAAA